TACACGTTGAGGTCGAAAGCGTAAATGTTGCCGTTCTCGTAGTCGCCCACGATGGTCTGGTTGTTGAAGTTCATCTGGCAGTTTGACCTGTGCCGCGTGAACACACCGTTGGTCAGCCCCGCCCGTTCGTGCCATGCGCCCGTGATCGTGTCGTAGACCCACGTTGCGTTGGCGGTCGGGAACGTCAGGACGTAGAACTTGTGACCTTCCTGCTGGTAGGAGTAGGCCACGGCGTCCGAGATCGTGCTGTAGCTCTGGATGGCGAACTCAACCGCATGGGTCGAGATGCGTTCGCCGCGGTAGCCGTTGGCCTGATAGACAATGCCCCGCCCGCGGGCGTCAGCGCCCAGCCAGAACAGCGTATTGTCCAGCTTGGCGACCGAGTAGACCGCAGCGCAGCCCAACTCGTTGAACGCGCCCTGGATGCGCTGGAGCGGAAAATCGGCCGTGCCAGCGTTGTACCAGACCTCAGTCGTGCCCGTGCCGAACAGCCACGCCTCGCGGTGGTCAACGTTGACCGAGATCAACTGGTCAGGTGCGCCCTCGGCGCTGGCAAAATCCAACGGATCAACGCTGGTGCCGTCCAGCAGGCTTGTCACCCAGATCTTCTGGCTGTTTGGCTCGTTGAACACGAAGTAGCCGTCAAGGTAGCCGACCGTGGACGCGCCGGGGAAGTCCGGGTCGCCAATCGGCGCGAACGCGCCGGTGCTCATGTTGTAGATGTAGCCATCCGGGTTGGCCGCGATGAAGATCTGCGTGCCGTTGTCTGCGATGGACACCGGGCCGGTGCCGTTGATGGTGCCAAGGAACGTCGCGTTGTAGGAGGTGTCGATCTTGTACAGCCCGTCGCCGGACACAACGTAGCCGTCAGAACCCGTGATCTGAGGCGACCACAAGCCGCGAACAGGGCCGGGGCCAACGGTGGCCAGCTTGCGCAGTCCCGGCGCGCGGTTGAGGAAGGCGGGCTGCTTGCCGCCTTCCGGCACGACCTCGGGGAACAGGTTGACCATACGGCTGTCCGCAGCGTTGACGCTGCGGGCGACGTAGCTGGACCCAAGGATCGGCGTCTGCATTAGGCTTGACCTTTAATAAGATTAGGTATAGCATACCTAAAAGTTAAAGGAGAGACCCCATGGAAAACTGGAAGCCGGTGCTTGGTTACGAAACGTTGTACGAAGTCAGTGATCTTGGAAACGTGCGCCGCATAGCACGCGGCAAACGTTTTACCGCCGAACAAGTTATCGAAGCCAAGAAGATGCTGGAGGTGGGGGCCAAACTGGCCGATGTGGCAACGTTCTTGAACACCAGCATTACGTCTGTTTTCTCCATTAAACACGGAAAAACGTGGGTCGGCGATGAAACGTCGAGACCGCTTAAACCAGCTTTGGTGAAACATTACCCTACGGTATGCTTGTGTAAGGAAGGTGTCTATGCGCGGCGTTCGGTTCACAGACTTGTTTGGGAGGCTTTTAACGGAAACATTCCTGGCCGACTTGAGGTTAACCACAAAGATCTTGACCGCGCCAATAACCGACTGGAAAATCTTGAGCTTCTTACGCACCGCGAAAACGTTAATCATGCGCACGCCATATATGCTGACGAACGAACGCATTTGCCGAAAGGTAGTCGGCACGGAGCCCGTAGCAAGTATGCTAAACTTAAACATACTTAGTAGTTCCCAGCAAAAATATTGAACCGCTGGCGGGTCGCCACGATGCTGTAGGGCATTGACATAATGTCGTCGGGGTTGTTGATGCGCTTCAGGTTGCGCTTTGAGGTCATGGCGATGCGCTGCACCTGCCGCGACGGCTCGGTGCCGAACTCAGGGGCCATCTCGCAGGCGAGGTTGTAGCGGAAGCAGCGCAGGTAGCCGGGCGGAAACGCCAGATCGGTCGCCAGATTGGCAGGCTGGGTCAGTTCCTCAACCGAAACAATGTGGAACTCCAGCACCTTGGTCGGCACGGGATAGACGTACATCTCAACGTCGGGGTAGGTCATGTTGACCCACATAACCTGCGGGTAGGTGCTGGTGACAGTCTTGACGGCGATGCCGTTGTACTGCTGCTGATTGATCAGCTTGAGGCCATAGGAAATGCCGTTGGACGGATCGCGGAAATAGGTGCTGTCGTCAATAGCAATCGGGCGGTTGGCGACGATGTCGCCGGTCGGCCCAAATGTGCGCGAGATGGTGCTGGGCGGCCAACTGACGACTTGATCCTGGGTAGCGAATACGGTGAGGCGCTCGGTGTTCCACGACTGGATCATCTGGTTCATGGCGACCAGCGCGTCCTGCGATGTTTCAGACGAAGGCGTTTCGCCTTCCGCCAGAACGCCTAGAAGCCTCAGTGATCCATTGATCAGGTCGCCAGCCGTCGTCATGTCATTCGCTCGCTTCTAGCCGGGACCGACCGCGGCGCCGGGGTTCAAGCATGACATTACCCTGTTCCGGCACGTCATTCAACGGTTCGTCCGGGTCGAACCGCGACCAGCCGTTCATCTCGTCATACTGCGCTTCCATTTCCATGGACGCAATCTTGACGCCGTGCTTGGGGTGACGAAGATAGATCATGTTCCCTCCAGAAGAAACGGGCGGCCGAAGCCGCCCGCCTGTTGGTTATGCTACGCGGTACAGCGTCCATGCGCCCGCCGCAGACTTGCGGGCGATCATCATCGCGCCGGTCGTCACGGGGATCGTCATGGTGAGCGAACCCGTAATCGTCCAGCCCGTGCCAGCAGCGATGATAGCGGTGGCCGAGGAGGTGCCGAGGTTCACTACGCGGAAGGTGAACGCAGTGCCCACCTTGTCCGAGTTGGTGAGAACAGCTTCCAAATCCGTCACCGTCGGCAGCGTGTAGGTCACGGATGCCGCGGTGATGCCGCTGTTTGCAAGGATCAGGCCGTTGAGAACCTGAGCCGGGGTGAGCGTCGCCGCAGTCGTGACCGAGATCGGATCGGGGAGCGCGTCGATGAGCGGTTCGTCGAGGTTGCCGTCACCGATCTGGTAACCGCCGCCGCCATTGGGAAGTGCCATGTGAGTATCTCCTATCTTTACCTGTTAGCCCCAGATGCGCGCGGCCATCTGCGGACGGATGGTTGCGAAGCCGTACAGCACGTCGATACGGCAGGGGAGCCGGTCGTTGTTGATGTCGTACTGGCGCACGATACGCATCGAGATGCCGTTGTGAACCTGGCGGGAAGCCATATCCACACCGCTCGGCATGAGAAGGTCAGCCGTGGCGAAGGAGATGGCGTCCTTGTGGTACACAAGGTTCTGCGGGTACTGGGTCGAAGCCGCGCCGACGAAGGTGACGGCCTTGCCGGTGATCGTCAGGGTGTTGACGGTCGCCAGAGCGTTCGACGGCGAGTAGAGCGCCGGGGAAACGCTGAGGGTCACGGCACCACCAGCAGACGAGGTAGCCGCAGCGGTCACGACGAACTGCTGAAGCGAACCCGTGCTTTCGCGGGTCTGCGGGTTGACCGAGAAGCAGTCGGCCACCGTGAACACGTCGCCGACGGTGAAGGTCAGGGTGTTGCCAGCGGACGCGAGCGTGATGGTCGAAGCGCCTTCCGTAGCGTTGCCGTTGACGGTCGCGCCCGTGGCAGCGCGCGAGCCAGTCGTGTGCTGCTTGATGGACTGCGACATATTGATCTCCTCGTAGCCGAGGACACCTTCACCCATCATGCCGTTCTTGAACTGGCGGGAGATCGTGTCAACGGGGTTGAAGAGACCCTTCATGCCTTCGACCAGACCCGCGTTGGCCGCCGGGTTCACCGTGGCGTAGCGGTTCGGCATCATGGCAGCGTACTCGTTCAGCTTCTGCTGGGCCTGAAGCAGGACAAGCGAAGTGGCCGGGGTCGTGCCGGGAGTGCCGACGGTCGAGAAGATCGACTTGTAGGAGTTAGCGACGTCAGCGTCGATGGAGGACGCAAGCTGCGAGATACGCGGCTTGAGCACACGATCAGCGAAGTCGTCGAGCTGCATGGTCAGTTCGGCCGACGTGAAGTTGACGCCAATGTGCTTCTGGCTGGAGACGGTGAGCGTGGTGAACTGCTCGTTGTCGTCCTGCACCTGAAGGGCAGCACCGTCGGTCACCAGCGCACGGTCGGGCAGACGGATGCGGAGGGTAGAACCGATCTTGGCACCTTCAACGGCGAAGCTGTCGTCGTAGGCGCGGTTGACGTTGCGGGTGATCACCAGGTTGTTCTCAAGGATTTCGAGAGCCTTCCGGGTGATCATGTCGATAGTAAGAATGCTGTTAGCCATTGTCTTTTCCTTGGCTTAGCGTTTGCGTTGTGCCTCGTACTTCTTCGTCTGGCGCAGCCGTTCTGCTTCAATCCATTCCGACGTTGACATGCTCTTGATGGAGCGCGGGTCGGTGGTGTCGAACGCAGGCGCACCAGAGGTGCGGGCCGTGACCGGACTGATAGGAGCCGGGGCGGTTGAGGTCTTCTTGGCCGGTGGAGACGACGCCAGTCTGGCCTCGATCTTCCCGATTTCCCGTGCCTGCAAGAGCGGGCTGAGACGTGCAATCCGTTCGGCTTCCTTCGGGTTCGACCCCAAGTGATAGATCACATCGGGACCGATCTCGGAAGACTGAATGGTTTGCGCCATCGTTTCCGTGATTGGCAGCTTCGGGTTGTAGGCGACCTGTTCAAAGTCGTCGTACTTGCCGCGGGCTTCCTCTTCACGGTCCTGATAGGCGTCGAGCGTTGCCGTGCGTTCCGCCTCCGCTTCCCGCTGAGCCAGCATCTCTGCCGCCTTGCGTTCCGCCATGGCTTCTGCGTAGGCTTGCGCGTTGGTGAAGTCGTCGGGCTTCAGCGGTTCCGGCAAGGGTGCCGTAGGCTGGGCCGTCTGCTTCCGCGCTTGCTCGCGCTCCCATTTCCGTTGTTCTCTTGCGAGACGTTTGCCGACGATGGCGTCCAGTTCTTCCTGAGAGAAGGTTTTGGGCGCATCCGTAGGCGTCGGTTCCGGCGATGAATTGTCTGGTTCAGAAGCGGGCGCCGCCGTGGGAGCCTGTTCCGGCGCGGGCGCACCCGCTAGTTCGTTTTCGGTCATTCATGTACCTTTCGGTCCCTGGCATCCGGCCAGTCGGGTTTCAGGCATTATCTTACGTTACGGTTGTAGTGTCAAGCGGAGGGTTGATGATGGTCAGGCCAAGACGCCCCATTGCCACAAACGGTTCCTGTTCCGTGACATCAGCGGTTGCAAAGAGGGTGTCTACATCCTCCTGCGTGCAGACAACGCCCTGCGCTGTAGCTGCTGTGTAGACCGCCACGGGGTCGCCGGGTTCGCTGCCGACCAGCACCCAGTTGCCGTTGGCGTCCTGCGACCAGACTTGCAGGGGGACGAGGTAGCCATATTCAGGAGGCACATAGCCAGATGAGATGTAGTGCGTGGCGGGGTCTAAGCCGGATGCGGAGAGCGGTGTGGTCCACATGCCTTCGCCGCCGGGGCCAAAGGATGTGGCAATCTGGCGGGCCAATTGAACGCTGGCGGCGGGGACAATAAGGGTGCGGAAGATGTAAGCCATCAGTATGCCCTCCGGTATTCCCCGTGATATTTTTCAACGCCACTCAGATATGCGGCGTGTGCCTCTTCACAAGTTTTGAAATACCCTAGAGAAACACGTTCGTTGTTGAAGCAGATGCGGGCGTTATAGAGACCTGTCGGCGCGTGCAAGTACACACCCCTAAAACCAAGGATATTTTTCTTTGATGGCTTCTTATTCATGTTTTGCTGAGATCGCGTAACAACTCTTAAGTTGCTAGGGCGATTGTTGCGCATATTCCCGTCTATGTGGTCAATCTCGCCAATGCAGTCACCGTGAATGAACGCATAGACGACACGGTGGACTAAGAAACGGCGTTTGTTAACTTGAACATCGCTATAGCCGTCTTTGCGGGTTCTGCCCGCCACCGCACCAATCACTACCTTTTTGCAAATCTTTTTTCTCCACAGCAGAGTGCCGTCCTCTTCGTCAAGAGAAAGCCATTCCTTTAACATTGCTACATCTGCCGAAGTAATTGGATATATGCGCATGTCAGTATGCCATTGTTCGGGCGTTGACCCATGTTTCGGTGTTGCTGATCGTGGTGGCGTCAAGGTTTGCGCCGAAGCGGATGATCAAGCTGTAAATGCGACCGTTGAAGGGAAGCGTAGTGCCGCCACGGCGACCGATGTAAAGCGGGTAAGCAAGAAAGTTGCCCGTGCCTTGGTCAGACGAACTAGACCCAACTTGGGTGCCATTAAGCCGAAGAAGCATACTATCGCCAGCAATGTCACCTAGACCAGACACAACATTAGTAATTGGCAAGGTCTGTGGCGCGGAAAAAGATACGCCAGGGTTACTTGCGCTCCCCCGCGACCGAAAGAAATAATCTGCTGTCGTAGCCGGGGCAAATAGCGAAATGGTTCCGGCATTAGAACCGCCATTAACACTTGTTTCTGCAAATGCTGCGTTGGTGCCTGCGGTTTTTCTAATCCCCGCAAACAACTGCACTTTGTTTGTACCCGGCGTGAATGTAGCAGTGGCAAGGCTGTCGTCCGTGCCGTCAAAACGGAGGTAATAAGGGAAGCCCGTGGTATCGTAGTCCGTACTGGTGGTGACACGCTGGTAGGCGGGGAGACCTACGCCATCGTTGGTGACGCGGAGGTCTGCAAAAGTTACTGACCCAACTACAGTCAGCGTCAAGGTGCCAGCAGTGCATACCAGCGAGTTTGATCCTGCGGTGTATACACCGATGTTGGTTCCAGATGCCGTGACTGTACCCGCACCACTGAACGAAAGGGTGTAGGTAGCGGCAAGTGTAGTGACGCTCTGTGTAGACAGCGTAGCCGTAGCCAGAAGCTGGTTCACTCTAGCACTCAGCACGGGGCAAGAGGCGGGTGTGGCTTGCGTGGCGGTGTTGCCGCGACCGGACTTGTCAAGAATGCGGCCTACAGGCTGCTCTACCGCCGTAACAGGCGTGGTGCCTGCGCTGTCTTGGAACATCGTGGTGAAGTCGGAAGGGTCGTACCAAGCGCCCTGCTCGCCCGCAGCAAAAAGCAAAGCGGGCGAAAACTGACCCGCTGACAGCATCATCACGCCGTAACTGGGCTGGTAATAGTCCAGATACCGCTTGATGCGGTCTTCACCACCAAAACCAGCCGGGGTGCGGATCATGCGTAATAGGACACGTTGATGGTTGCGGAAGCCATCTGCTGGATGAACCGGATGGCCTTGAGGTCGCCGTCGTAGGACAGCGACACGCCCGTAGCCAGCGGCATCCCGACCGAGGCGGTCGGCGCCGTGCCATCGTCACGCCAGCGAACGGCCTGCGTTTCGGCAACGACCAAGGCCAGAGTGGCCCCAACCGGGACGGTCAGCGCAGTCGATGCAGACAGGCTGGTGATCTGCTGGTAGCCAAGGCACTGCGTTGTGGTCTTAAGGCCCATGATAGCCTCCTTATGCGAGGAACTTGAGTTTGTAAATCGTAGTGTAGTACAACCCTACGATCTCGTCGATGACGTTTTGAAGCGGCGTGCAGTCCTTGTCTACGACCTTATACCGGATTTCTTCGATTTCCGTCGCCTGCCGCTCAAGAAATTCCAGCGCGTTGTTTGACTTGTCGGCCGACATCAGCATGACCGGCCCGATCAGGCCGTACTTGCCCTGATACATTTCGGCAAACGTGTCTGCTAGGTCAATGATTGCCGGGTAGAACTTACCCAACGCCTTGTGCTTGGCGTAAGACCGTGTGTTGAGGTGTGCCGAGTGCGTCACGTCGCGCGCAAGGAACAGCATACCTAGAAACTTGTCGCAACTGCTCATACGGGGGCTCCTTCAACAGGCATTTCAGGCGGCAGCGGCATTTCACGTTCGGACGGCTGCGGCATCGTCGGGCGTCCGTTCGAGATGTCGCCCGTCTCGATGGCAGCCGCGATGGTGCCCATGACGATGTCCTGTATCTGGTCAGGCGTCATGGCCTGCTGCAC